CGGACTTATGCAATTAGTAGCTTACGGCGCACAGGACATTTACCTTACCGGTAATCCACAAATCACCTTCTTCAAGGTAGTTTACAGACGCCACACCAACTTCGCAGTAGAATCCATTGAGCAAACCATCAATGGTTCAGTCGGCAACGGCAGCAAAGTTTCAGTAACTGTAGCAAGAAACGGCGATCTCTTAAGCCGCATGTATGTAGAAGTTTCCACAAGTGCCGCGAACGGAGCAGTCGGTGCTGATGGCTTTGATTTAATTGAATACGCTGAGGTAGAAGTAGGCGGCCAAATCATTGACAAACACTACGGTGCCTGGATGAAGATTTGGTGCGATCTTACCCACGGATATGACAAGAAGAAAATGCTTAATGAGATGATATGCGGTAACACCGGTTGCGGTTGCGGCGGCGCGAACGGCAATGTTTCAGTTATCCCTCTTCAGTTTTGGTTCTGCAGAAACCCTGGTTTAGCACTTCCCCTCATCGCTTTACAATACCACGAGGTCAAACTTAACATTAAATTCTGCTCGCCAACAGGTGCTAATCAGACGATTGACGGTGCTGAAGTATGGTGCGACTACATTTTCTTAGACACTGACGAGAGACGCAGATTCGCCCAGGTCAGCCACGAATACTTAATTGAACAGGTTCAGCACTCAAGTGTCAACGTAAAAGCACTTGCCGCCAATACGCCAGCGCCGACGGATTCCGCGCGCATGGAACTCCGATTCAACCACCCAGTCAAAGAGCTTGTCTGGCGCCACACCGCCGGATCCGATTGCTGCGACGCTTCCGGCGGAGAAGACACACTTTGCTCCGCCTTATTACAACTTAATGGCCACGACCGCTTCCGCAAGCGCCCAGGTAACCATTTCAGCAAGACCCAAAGATATGAACACCACTCAGGTGCCACTCTCGCCGGCGCCTCTTGCGTTAACGCTGGTGTCATTAACTGCTACTCTTTCGCCCTCAAACCTGAGGAACACCAACCATCAGGAACTTGCAATTTCTCAAGAATTGACAACGCTGTTCTCGAGATGAACCTTATCGGCGATACGTCCACCACCGTCGACGCCGGCAAAATTGATGTCTACGCCGTCAACTACAACGTCCTCAGAATCATGAGCGGCATGGGCGGTCTCGCATACTCCAACTAAATTATCTTTTTAAAGATAATCTTTAGAAAAAAACAAAATAATTTTATTAGTTATTTTATTTTTATAATAATATCATTCTATTATAACTATATGGGAGGAGGTGCTCTAATGCAACTTGTAGCCAATGGCTCTCAAGATATCTATTTAACAGGTAATCCCGAAATGACGTATTTTCGTGCTGTTTACAGAAGACACACTAATTTTGCTAAAGAATCAATCTTACAAAATACTATAGGAACATTAAAACAAGGTTCTAAGTTTTCAGTCATAATAGGACGTCACGGCGATCTTTTAACTGATATTAACGTTGTTATTAAACGAAAAACTTTTGAGGTAGATCAAACAACTATGAATTTAATATCAAATACTAGTTGGGACTGTAGTGGTAATTTTTATTATCCCTCTGCTGGTTACAACTTTTTGGAATATGTAGAGGTAGAAATTGGAGGGCAAATTATTGATAAACATTATGGAGACTGGTTAAATATCTGGACCGATTTAACTGAAAATAATGATAAAAAATTGATCCTTAATCAAATGTTATATGGTAAAACACGAGTAATTCCCCGCCAAGCAGATATTTTTAAAGACGGTGACATATATATCCCTTTAAAATTTTGGTTTTGTAATAATCCTGGTTTAGCACTTCCATTAATTGCTCTTCAATACCACGAAGTAAAATTAAATTTTTCACTGACGCCATCATGTTTTTCGTCCGACACTACAGCGTGGTTAGATACACATAATTTTGGTTCAGTCAGTGTTAACAGCACAGAGCACACGACATATGATGGGACACCCAAACTTGAATTAGAAAACAAAACTTCCATAACAATAACCGCTGAAAATAATATTATAGATGAATTAAGTGTCTACGCCGATTACATTTTCTTGGACACGGAAGAAAGAAGGAAATTTGCGAAAGTCAAACACGAGTATTTATTTGAACAAATTCAAACTCAGGGGCCAACATCTTTATCAACAACAATTAATAGGTCTTCCGTGGACCTTCGTTTTAATCATCCAATTAAAGAAGTCATATGGACTTTAGATGATAATGCCCCTGACATGTGTGCTCCAGCCTGTTCATCTAAAAATTACGAAATTATAAAGAGTGGACTACTTCAATTGAATGGCAAGGACCGTTTTCAAAAAAGAAATGGTTCATATTTCACACTTGCTCAGAGATACCAACATCATTCGGGGGCCCCACTAAAATATTTATTTGAAGCACTCTATTCCGGAGATCTGCGCGCTTTTAAGAAAAATTGGGAGGAATTTACTGGTTCGGGTATACCCAGTGAAGCAATCCATTTATATTCGTTCGCATTACATCCTGAAAAAAATATTCCATCTGGAAGTTGTAATTTTTCTAGATTAGACAATGTTGTATTAGAATTAGATTTTTTTACTGACCAGGGTTCAAATCCATGTGTTGGTAGTTCAAGACCATGCTTATATGATACCCCAGCGAAAAGAACCTTATGGGTTTATGGGGTTAATTATAACGTTTTACGAATTATGGGTGGTATGGGTGGTTTAGTATATTGTAACTAAATAATATATTATAAATATAAAGAAATTTGTAAATTTATAATATATATCTTATGGGTGGTGGATTAATTCAATTAATGGCAATTGGGCCACAAAATAATAAAATGTGCGGCAATCCTAAAGTCTCTTTTTTTAAATCAGTATATAGTCAATATTGTAACTTTGGTATAGAATGGTTTTATCAATATTTTGAAGGAGAAAAAAAATTAGGTAAAACAATTAAATGTGTTTTAGATAAAAAGGCCGATTTAATACGAGAAATGTATATCGTTTTTGAAATTTCTAGTGATAGTTACGAAATACCAAAATTAGGACTCAGGTTAATTGACTATGTGGAAATTCAGATTGGTGGGCAAACTATAGACAAACACTATGGTGAATGGTTAGATATATGGACTCAATTAAATTATACAACCAGTAAATATGAACTATTTAAATCCTTAATAAAGGACAAGCATAGTTGTAGCGTGCGAAATTCCATCAGCACGACTACGAATTGCGGCAGCACAACGAGTTTTAAGCGTGTGTATGTCCCATTAGTATTTTGGTTTAATTTAAATCCTGGATTAGCGTTACCATTAGTTTCACTCCAATATCACGAAGTAACACTATATTTAAAAATTAAGGCTTTAGAAGATTTACAGATATATACAACTGGGACAGAAACTTCTAAGGCTCCTTTGGCGGCAAACAAAATTAATAAAGTATGGACTGGAACCAGTCAGTCTGACGCGACTGATGAGGTCTATTTAGGGACAGCGGTGTCAACAAATCCAAATCCGATTAATTTTATAGATTTAAGTGGAGCGGCACCCAAAGAATCAAGGTGGCACAAAACCCTTTTTAATGGTACAATCCATGATGTTTATCTTATGTGCGAATATATCTTTTTAGATACAACCCAAAAGAAACGTTTCGCTCTGGCCGACACCGAGTATTTAATAACCCAAGTGCAATGTACCAATAAATTGGATTTAAATCCACTAACAACGTCTGCCCCTACATCCGCCACATCAATGAGTCTCCAATTTAATCATCCAGTTAAGCAATTAATATTTGCGGTATACCCTTCTTGGTTGGACAACTTACTCGTATATAAAAATATGGATAATTCTTTTACACTTAATAATTTAGAACTCTTCGCGAATAACTCTAAACTAACTGAAATAAACGATGTAGAATTCTATTCATTAATTAAACCGTTTTCACATTATGATTGTGGTGGTTTTAATAATTGCGACAAAAACACAAATTATAATGGAGGATTTTATCTATATTCATTTGGTATTAGTCCAGCAAGTTATCAACCATCAGGGTCATTAAATTTTTCCCGCCTCAATGATTTTGTAATTAATTTCACATATACTAAAACGGCTGCCAAATATACTACTATTGACGAACCTTACACATTTTTAGCATTTGGTCACAACTACAATATTCTTAAAATTAAGAACGGTATGGGGGGAGTGTTATATTCTAGTTAGATAAAATCTTATATAAACCCGTATACATTCCTCTTTTGCCTATCATTTTATATTGAGTGTTGGCATCTATAAAATTTAATAATTTATATTTACCTCTATTATTAATAATATTAGATTCAAATTCTCTGGTAGATATCATTGGCGGATTTACTATATACGCGTTACCTAATTTTTGAACAAAATTAATTAACATAAAATCGGCGGTTTGGGCACGTAAGCGAATAGTGTTGTTTTTCCAATTATCAGGTTTATCATGTCCCTTACCGTCTAAGAACACTGCCATAAATAATGTATAAATACTTTTAATAGTTTCCTTGGAAGGGACAATATACGCAAACGCACATACTATTTTAAATTGTTCCGTATCAATTGATATTAGTTTCTTTTTACTGGTAAAAGTTTTATCGGAATTATGAATATACGCACCCCCTAAATAAAATAAATCAGCATTTTTGGGAATACTAAAGGTACTAAACGCGTTAATTAACGGCATCGCGTCGTCCTCTAATATTAATACTTTATCATAACCCAGATCCATTGCTGTTTTTAATGCTAGTAAATGACTCAGATAACAACCTACTTTAGATAAAATAGAATTTTTATTATTATCCATAGTTTTAAAATTACTTCTATTGAACCAAAATTCTGGATGTAATTGACGTTCACGTACACCTAATTTTTTAGCAATTGTTTTCCGAAAGGCACGATCAAACAAATCCTTTCCATAAATAGCATCCACCCTTTTAAATGTCGCACCTATTTGCTCAAGATCGTGTTCAAGTATAGATCTCCTCGTTACATCACGTTTTAAATTAATATATAATATAGGGATATCCTGAATATACATTCTTATATTATATATTTATTTTTTATATTTACCATTTAACATTTACATGGGGTTCCAGTAACTTGCTGGCGTTTTTAGTAATTTTTTTTAATTCAGATGAGTTGTTAGCGACATTCGTTATAATTTTTACGATATCATTAGAATTTTCAACTACTAAACAATTAACGCCATTTTCAAAAATATTATCTTTACCCGAAAGCCATTTTTTATTTAAAATTAATATACACTCTTGGTAAATTGCTTCAAGAAAAGTATATTGACTACCGCCACCATCATTTTTTATTGCTGATAAATCAACTACAAATTGTTTTTTTACTAAAATTTTATCCAAGTCTTCAAAAGACTTTTTAAAAGTTCCTTTATAGTATTTTTCAAAATTTAAATCGGATTTTTTCAATTTGAAATAAACATATCTATCATTCGTTGCTCCATAAATATCAATTTTATTTGTGGGCGGGAGTTCTTTATTTGCCGTAAGAGTTATATCGGTATGCTTATCAAAATCTACACGGGAAATACTTACACCCCCACTCTTGTCGCTGTAAACTACTGGAGTTTTATTATACTCAAAGAACGGATGATGTTTAAATTTTGATTGAATATTATATTTTTCAAGTAAGAATTTTTTTACGGATTTTCTTATTGTTATTATATCATATTTATTTAATACATCTAATACTGGTTGGCAACTTTTGCCTTTAATTTCGGTAGGGTCGTGTATAACTAGTTTGGTGTTATTTTTGAATTGATCTAAGAATTCGTAATATTTTTTATCTATTGCTGTTATAATTATATTGGGTAATTTTTTAGCATCTTCTATTGAAAGATTTTGATACATGACACCATAACCAAATTTCCGCATTCGTGCTTCTCCTGACTTAAGTTTCTCAGTTCTTTTGGAAATCTTATAAAGCTTATAATTATATTTGAGAGCTAGATGAGCGGTAAAAGAGACCCATCCACCATATGTAGGTTTACCCATATATATTAAATTCATATTTAGTATTATAAATTTGATTTGTTTTTAACTTAAGGTTATTATCAATATTATAAATTATAAATGTCCGTTGTTAAATTATCAAAAAAACAAAGACGCTTACAAAAAAATTTAGATAAAAGAGAAAATTTAGATAACGAATTAAGGATAGCTATTACATTAAGTGATGAAATTATTTTAAGAAATAATAAAATTATAATGTTAATAAAAGAGATCGCGAAAATATACCCCCATGAACTTAAATTAATTCAACGCCAAACTGAATTAAAATTAGAAAATTTAATTAAAAGTGGGACAAAAATTTCTAAACATAAATTTGACCAACCCATGAAATTATCAAACGATTTATATAGCTTTTTAAAGATGGAAACGAGTGACGAAAATTTAATGACCCGGATTGAGGTCGTCGGGAAAATAAGCAAATATATCAGGGATAAAAAATTACAGAATCCCTTAAATAGAAAATTATTTAATTTGGATACAAACCTACAGGAGTTATTTAATATTAAACTAGAAAAAACAGCGGGTGAAGAAAGTTCTTACACGTATAATAATATTAATAAATTTATCCAACACCATTTAATTACTTAATGAGGATATGCTGCCTGGTATAACCATGGAAATGCGAGTCGTGCGTCTAAATTAACCAAAGTCAAAGACGATAAAATCCAGTTTGCCGCGGTCGCTTTATCTGATTCAGTTTGACCCTCGGTTACTAATCTATCAAAAATACCCAAAATTATATTTGAAATCTTATAATAATTGGTATATGTTTTTATAATTTTATAGGGAATTTTAAATAATTCCCCCCCGCTTATATATTTTTTTTTGTCATCGGGGGGCAAATTAAGTCTATAATTCCACATATCAAATATAAAGTAATAAAGTGACTTTAATTCTACCAGATTAAGATTTAAAAACCAACTACACTTAGTATAATTATTAAGATTATCAATTTTTTGAAATATATCTACACATTTTTGTTGTAACTGTTCGGATTTATTAAGTTTTTTTTTATCGTCTTCTGGGATAAACTTTAATTTTTTTAAATTTATTTTGACATCGTCCGGAATTTCTTTACAATTATAAGGATTTTTAGTATTATATTTAAGTAAATTATGAAAGGTTTTTATATGAAATCCCCAATAAAGACCAGACACATCCATATAAGATATAAAATTGTTGTTAGTAATTGTATTTATATTTTGTAATTCCATACAATCCACTACATTATTACATTTATGGCGCGAGTAAAGACATATGCCGCGTAAAATTATACTACGCCTGGTCATAAATCCCCTCAACAACTTTTGGAGTTTTTTTATATTTGAAGCATTATAACTTTTAGGCGAAATTCTAAAAGCATATTTAGTTTTAGTTTTTTTATCAGTTAAGATTGTTGAAAGTCCTTTAGTTTTCCATATTTTTTCATGAATGTTACAAAAATTACAATGGTCGTTTTGCTTTCGCGAACATTGTTTATTTGGATTACTAACTAATCTCGCGTGACATTTTGTTTTGGTAAATATATTCATAACTATAATAGATATATTTAAAGAGAATATTTTAAATAAATTATTTCAAATTTATAAAATTATTTATATAGAAAATGGATGGTCATTTATTATAGGAGAGTTAACTTGATTATTTCGTCTTTGTGGACGAACCTTTACTATTCGCCGGTGACTTTTGTAGTGATCTATTCCGAATTTAATACCGATTAAGAGACATTTTTTTATAAACGTGTCTTCGTAATCACCATAACTGAATATTGCGTTAGAATTAAGTATATACAGTCTTACTGAATCTAAAAAGTTTTTTCTAATATCTATTTTTTTAAAACATCTACCACAGCAATGTTTTCTCATAAATGTAGAAGAATATATTATGTTCATAAATTCAATTCCAAAATTCTTTTTATTTAAGTTTTCTAAATAACTAGTAATTGAATAATATAACAGTTTAATGCGATATTTTTTTTCGTAAAGTTTTATATTAAAATAGCACCGTTTAAAACTATATAAGTATTCTGGTAATGTTTTTTTTATTTTAAAATAAAAAGAGCTCAAGTGGTCTGCTAATATAAGATGTTCCCTCATGGTAAACGGTAAGTTAGTATAAGGATTTTTTATTTGTGCGAGTTCACCAAATAAATAGTAATGCTCGTCTATATTATTTAGTCCATATTTATAGACTTTAATTATATTTTGTGTATTAAAACGATAAATATTATTATTTATATTCAGCTTAATACATTCTGTGCTAAGTGGAGTTAATTCCAAAGAATTGGTATTTATATATTTTGGTTCATTCAGAGTTTTTTTTAAATTAATAACTATAAATTTCCGTATTTTTAATATGGAATTCATCATGTTGGACAGTGTGGCGTACATTTCATCGGTGTAAAAAGCCCGCTGTTTTTTATTAAGTATTTCCATAAATACTGACATTTCGGGATATTTATGCTTAGTGTATAATTCCAAGAAGATAATTATATCCGCGTTAATTAATGTATTGGAATGAAATTTAAATTTAGAATGATTAAACGCATCTAAAAAATCCGACATTTAATAGTTATTGGATTAAAACCTTTAAATATTCATAAATTTATAATTTTGATTAATAATTAATTAATTAATAGTATTAATTATAAAGATGCCCAAAGAAGATAATGTTGTAATTAATCCCTGGAATAATAAGAATAAACTTTTAACCAAAGAGGATGTTTATCAGATTTTGGAACGAGGGGGGTTTACAAATGCCAGAGATGTTGTAAACATTAATAATTTAGGTTTTTATCAAACGGCCTTTATTCATCCATCATATGTAAAAAAACACATTTTTGAAAATTCTGTAAACAATAATATATCACTGTCTCAAAAACCTATAGACGCCCTTGATTTATTTGATGAAAACAATAATTATGAAAATCAGGAATTTTTAGGCGACCGGGTTCTTGATATGAGTGCGGCGTTTTATATATGTCGGAAATATCCTGATCAAAATCAAGGATTTAAAACAGTACTTAAAACTAAATTAGTACGTAAAAATTCATTGGCGAAATTTGCTAAATATTTAGATTTCCCAAAACATCTTATCATATCTAAACAAGTTGAAGAAAGCACAAATCAAGGTAGAATGAATGACCGGATTTTAGAAGATGTAATGGAGGCATTTATATGTGGTTTATTTTTAGATCAAAATGAAACTAAATTTTATTCAAAGGTAGTAACCGATTTGGGTAACCAACGTTTAATTGGGCCCGGGTGGCAAATCGCTAACGCATTTATTGAGAATGTTATAGAAAAAGTTGTAGACTTTGAGGAGTTATTAATGAAAGAAGAGAATTATAAGGAACAATTATTACAATTTTATCAGAAGGAGTTTAAAATGACGCCCGAATATATTTCTATATCAGTTGAAGGACCACCCCATAATAGAATATTTACAGAGGGTGTTTTGGGAAAAGACGGAGACATTATAGCAAAGGGGGTCGGTAAAAAGAAACAAGATGGTCAGCAACATGCTTCTCTTGTGGCATTGAAATATTTTGGAGTAATATTATAAATAAAATATCATACATATATATAAATGTATAAAACTATTAACGATCCTTATAGTGAAATAGCTTACCCTATTAATTCTAAGAAGGGTGTACAAATTTTAAAAAATTATCTTAATTTTTCTTTATTAAAAACTTCTAAACCACTGTTAGGGGGTGGGGTAGAGAAGGGGGGGACTCAGGCGGGGACTCCTGTATTAGGTCCCGAAGAATGGAAATGTAAATGGACAG